GTTTCGTCAGGTAAAGATACTAAGGTTATTATTACTTCTACGGCGAACGGTATTGGCAATGTGTTTCACAGGATTTGGGAAGGTGCTACTACATATACGAATGAGTATAAAGCTTTTAGAGTTGATTGGTGGGATGTTCCAGGACGAGATGATAAGTGGAAAGCTGAGACAATATCAAACACTTCAGAGCTGCAGTTTGACCAAGAATTTGGCAATAATTTCCACGGAAGAGGAAATACTTTAATTGATGCGAGTGATTTACTTGGCCAAAAGTCTTTACGTCCTATGACATGGAACGAAAATTTATATATTTACGAAAAAGCTATTGAAGATCACCAATATGTCATGACTGTTGATGTATCTAAAGGACGTGGTCAAGATTACAGCACATTTACTGTAATAGATACTTCTGTAAACCCATTTAAACAGGTTTGTGTATTTAGAGATAATAATATATCACCAATGTTATTACCCGATATGTGCTACAAATATGCTAAGCTATATAACGAAGCGTATATTATAGTAGAATCTAATGACCAGGGAGCGGTGGTCTGTAATGGTTTATATTATGATTTAGAATATGAAAACATGTTTGTTGAATCGCAGGTTAAGGCTAATGCGATCGGAGCCACAATGACAAGACGTGTTAAAAGGATTGGGTGTTCTACGTTTAAAGATTTAATTGGACAAAAAAAGCTTCACATTGTAGATGCTAATACAATTGAAGAGATGTGCACGTTTGTTGCTAGAGGTAATTCTTTTGAAGCGCAAGCGCCGAACCATGACGACTTAGTTATGAACTTAGTGTTGTTTGCATGGTTTACAACTACTGATATATTTCAGGGAATAACAAATATTGACATGAAAAACATGTTGTATAAAGAACAATTACAGGCAATACACGATGATTTATTGCCGTTTGGGCTTATTAATGACGGACGTAGTAGTGTCGCTGATGGAAAGGGCGATGGAGAAGGTAATGTATGGTTTGAGGTTGAACACCTTTAAAACTTTATTTATATAAATAATACTGATTGAACATAACCGTATTATGAAAACTTATTAATAACTCAAATTGAGAGGACAAAAAAATGGCATTTCAAGTATCACCAGGCGTCCAAGTCAATGAAATTGACGCATCGGGCGTAATACCTGCAGTCTCAACCAGTATTGGTGGATTCGCAGGAGCTTTTAATTGGGGTCCAGTTGAAGAAGTTAGAACGGTTGGTTCAGAAACAGAACTAGCTAGTATCTTCGGAGCACCGGACGACAATACAGCAAAATACTTTTTAACTGCAGCATCATTCTTAAAGTATGGTAATGCACTAAAAGTAGTACGAGCAGCAACTGACGGTCACAAAAACGCGACCGACGGAACTGCAAAATTAGTCAAGAACGAAGATCATTACGATTCTTTGTCACATGACGGAACCTTCATTGCAAGATATCCAGGAGTACTGGGTAACGCAATCGAAGTACAAGTATGTCCAGCTAACTCTACAGCATTTACAGCTTTTACTTCTAGTACTAGCGGAGTACTAAATTTTCCTGCTTCAGCAAGTTTTGATGGAGCTCCAGGAACTTCGGATTCTGCTGCAGTTGGTGGACACTCTAACGACGAATTACATATCGCTATCGTAGATAAAACCGGAGCATGGACTGGAACACCTAATACTGTTTTAGAAACATTTGCGTATGTATCACAAGCTTCAGACTCATATAAGGCAGACGGAACCTCAAACTACTATAAAGAAGTAATTAACAGAACTTCTAGATATGTTTGGTGGTCAGGTCATGCTTCTGGATTAACTGACGCAGGTGAATCTTTCGCTAGTCAATCAAGCGCCACAGCATACGTTACTGGAACTGCAGTAATTACTGCGGCTATGGCCGGTGGTGTTGACGATAACGCGCCAACTCACGGAGAGCTTGGTACCGCATACGACCTTTTAGCAGATGCTGAAACTGTCGATGTTAACCTTTTGTTTGCATATCCAGACGCCAATGGCACAAAAAATATTGCAGATAAACTTATTTCAATATGTAACACAAGAAAAGACTGTATGGCCTTTGTATCACCTCCGATCGAAGATTCAGTTGGTTCAGCGACTCCTGCTGCTGACGTAAAAACTTGGGCTGACACATTAGCCTCTACTTCTTACGCTTCAACAGATTCTGGTGCTGTTTATGTTTATGACAAATATAATGACGTATACAGATGGTTAGGAGCTTCTGGTCTTTGCGCAGGTCTTTGTGCAAATACTGACAATGTTGCTGACGCATGGTTCTCACCTGCGGGATCGACAAGAGGTCAACTATTTGGTGTTACTAAATTAGCATATAATCCTAAAAAGGCTGATAGAGACATGCTTTATAAAGCAAGAGTTAATCCACTCGTTTCTTTCCCTGGTCAAGGTACTATGTTATTCGGAGACAAAACATTATTGAGCAAGCCAAGTGCATTTGATAGAATCAACGTAAGAAGATTATTCATTGTAATTGAGAAAGCAGTATCTACTGCAGCTAAGGGACAACTCTTCGAATTTAACGATGAGTTTACTAGAGCTCAATTTAGAAATCTTCTTGAGCCATTCTTAAGAGATGTAAAAGGAAGACGTGGTGTTACAGACTTTAGAGTCGTATGTGATACTACAAACAACACAGGTCAAGTAATTGATGCTAATAGATTTGTTGCTGATATCTTTATCAAGCCTTCAAGGTCTATTAACTTCATCTCACTTAACTTTATTGCAACAAGAACCGGAGTCGATTTCTCAGAAGTCGCCGGTAGTTAATTAGGAGAAGAATAATGGCAATTTTAGGCGTAGACGATTTTAAATCTAAGCTAGTAGGCGGTGGTGCACGTTCTAACATGTTCAAAGTAACATGTAACTTCCCTGCTTATGCTCAAGGTGACGTTGAACTATCTTCCTTCATGATTAAGGGTGCTCAGTTTCCTTCATCAGTTGTGGCTCCTGTCCCTGTATTATTCAGAGGCAGACAACTACAACTTGCTGGTGACAGAACTTTTGAACCTGTAACATTAACAGTGATTAATGATACGGGCTTTGAAGTGAGAAACTCATTCGAAAGATGGATGAATGGTATTAGCGAACACAACAATAACACTGGTCAAAGTAATCCTACCGATTATATGGCTGACATTATTGTTGAGCAGTTAAACAAGCAAGGCGAAGTAACTAAGACTTACGATATGCGTGGTTGTTTCCCAACTAATCTTTCTACAATCGAACTTTCATACGACAATGAAAATCAGATTGAAGAATTCACAGTTGAGTTACAAGTACAGTATTGGGAGTCTGGAACTACTTCTTAAAAGCGGTATAAATAATATTAGACGAGGGGAGTTGTTCTCCCCTCCGATAATATTGAGGTAAATAAAAAATGGCAGAACTTTTTGGTTTTGAGATCAACAGAAAGGGGCAAAAGCTTCCAGAGCTTCCTTCCTTTGTTCCAAACACAGACGAAGACGGTGTTGGCGTTATTAATAGTGGTGGTCACTTTGGCCAGTATGTTGATATTGACGGTGATACTGCAAAAACTGAAGTAGATCTTATATACAAGTATAGAGATATTGCTTCACATCCAGAATGCGATGCAGCCGTAGAAGACATTATAAATGAAGCAATTGTAGGTGATAACAAATCAGCACCTATTGAAATTGTTATGGACGAAATGGAAGCATCTGATAAGGTGAAGAAAGTTATGAAAGAAGAGTTTGAGAATATAATCTCGCTTCTTAAATTTAATAGCTACTCACACGATATTTTTCGAAAATGGTATGTAGATGGTAGGTTGCCATATCATATTATTATCGATAACAAAAACCCTAAAAAGGGTATTCAAGAATTACGGTATATTGACCCGACTAAATTAAGAAAAATAAAAGAGGTCGAAGAAGAAAAAGATCCAAGGACTGGGGCCAATATTATTAAGAAGTCAGAAGAGTACTTCTTATTTCAAGACGGCGGCATGAAAGGCAGTAGTGAGGCCTTAAAAATACATCCTGACTCTATAGCATATTGCACATCAGGAATGCTAGATCCAACTCGCAAACGAATTTTATCATTTTTACATAAAGCGATTAAGCCCGTTAACCAATTAAGAATGATGGAAGACTCTTTGGTTATCTACAGAATTAGTAGAGCGCCAGAAAGAAGAATTTTTTATATTGATGTGGGTAACTTACCTAAGGGTAAAGCTGAAGAATATTTAAAAAACATTATGGGCCAATACAGAAATAAATTGGTCTATGACGCAGCGACTGGAGACATTAAAGATGATCGTAAACACATGTCGATGTTGGAAGACTTCTTTTTACCGCGTAGAGAAGGTGGTAGAGGTACGGAAATTTCAACATTACCTGGAGGGGAAAACCTCGGGCAGATCGACGACATTATTTACTTCCAAAAGAAACTCTACAAGTCGCTCAACGTTCCAGCTAACCGTTTAGAGCAAGAGTCTGGATTTAATCTGGGTAGATCTACTGAGATATCTAGGGACGAGGTTAAGTTTAAAAAGTTTTTAGATAGATTAAGAAAGAGATTTAGTGATCTATTCTTACAATTACTAAAAACGCAGTTAATGCTGAAAGGCATTATAACTAAAGAAGATTGGTTGAAGTGGAAGGAAGATATATACTTTGACTTTATTGAAGATAATTACTTTAGTGAATTAAAAGAAGCTGAAATAACAAGAGAACGTTTCGAAATGTTAGCTCAAATGGATGAATATGTTGGAAAGTATGTGTCCAATGAATGGATTCGTAAGAACATCTTACGACAAACAGATGATGAGATCGCTGAAATTCAAAAACAAATCGCTGCTGAAAAAGAATCAGGCGATATTGAAGATGAAGATGACCTTGACATTTAAATTATTATAAATATATAACGAAGGATAAAAATAAATGAGTATTGAAAATTTAATTAATGATGTAAAAAATGGCGATAACGTTGCTGCTAGTAAGCAGTTTAATTCAGTTATGGCCGACAAATTAACTGCTGCTCTTGATGCAAAGAAGATTGAACTCGCTTCTTCATTACAAGACAGGCAGGCCTCTAAAGAAGAGGAATAACAACGGAAATAAGTAAATGAAACTTATAGCAGAATTTAATGACAGTAACCTAGAGGTTATTGAAGAAAAAGTTAATGGTAAAAAGACTCTCGTTATTGAGGGTGTTTTTATGCAAGCCGATTCTAAAAATAGAAACGGTCGTATTTACGAAAAAAGCATTCTTGAAAATGCAGTAAGTAAGTATGTAAAAGAACAAGTAAGTACTGGTAGAGCAGTCGGGGAGTTGAATCATCCTGAAGGTCCTACCATTAACTTAGATAAAGTTTCGCACAAAATTACAGAACTCAAATTTGACGGAAGTAATGTTGTAGGAAAGGCATCAATCTTAGAAACCCCTATGGGTCAAATTGTAAAAGGTTTGCTCGAAGGTGGAGTTAAGCTTGGTGTATCAAGTCGTGGTATGGGAAGTCTTGTGCAAAAGAATGGCGCTATGTATGTGAAGGATGACTTTATGTTATCTACAGTAGATATCGTTCAAGACCCTTCAGCTCCAGAGGCGTTTGTCAATGGAATTATGGAAGGTGTTGATTGGGTATGGAATAATGGCGTTCTTTGTCCACAAGAAGTTGAGAAAATTGAGACTGAAATCAAGGAAGCTCGAGGCGTTAGATCATCTGATGTTGAGATTAAAGCTTTTAAGAATTTCCTCTCTAAACTTGTAAATTCTTAATAGGAGAATAAATTATGTCTAATGACAAAATAGAAAATGATTTAGTCGAAGACGTATCAGAAACTGAAGAGCTTACTAACGAGGAGCTCGTTGAAGACGAACAAGTTCAAGACGAAGAAATCGTAGAAGCAAAAGCTAAAGTGGAAGCTGATGAAGAGGGTGATGACGAAGAGGAAGAAGTATCCGAAGATTCCGATGAGGAAGAAGAGGAAGAAGAGCCTGTTGTTGAAATGCCTAAAACTAAAGCTGCTATTATGGCATCAGTGAATGATATGTTGAAGAAATCAAAAAAACTAGACGCACAAAAGATTTATGCTAGTGTTATGAAAACAATGGAAAGTGACGAAGGTGATGACGAAGAAGAAGAGAAGCCGGTTAAGGAAGACGTAAATGTCGACCATATTGACTACTCTGAAGATTTAGAATCATTGGTGGCTGAAGAAGCTACACTATCCGACGGTTTTCAGGCAAAAGCTGGAATCATCTTTGAAGCTGCTTTAAAATCTAAAGTAGGTGCAGAGATTGATAGACTAGAATCTGAGTATGTCGCAAATCTTGAAGAAGAAGTAACTGAAATCAAGTCTGAGCTCGTAGAAAAGGTAGATTCTTATCTTAACTATGTTGTTTCTAACTGGATGACAGAGAACGAAGTTGCAGTAACTACTGGTCTTAGGACTGAGATTGCTGAGGACTTTATGTCTTCTTTACAGTCAGTGTTTAAAGAGCACTATATCGAGGTTCCTGAAGGTAAGGTTGACCTGGTCGACGAATTAGCCGAGCAAGTTGCTGAACTGGAAGAATCATTAAATAAATCAACGGAAGATAATATAGCACTAACTGAGTCTGTTTCTAATTTAGAAAGAGCTGAGATTGTGAGAAATGCATCTTCTGGGCTAGCATTGACTGAAGCTGAAAAGCTTGCATCTTTGGTAGAAGATATCGATTTTGATGACGCAGAATCTTTCACAATGAAAGTAAATGTTGTTAAAGAATCATACTTCAGATCTGAAGCTCAAGAATCAGTAGATGAAGCTCAACAACTAGTTGGTACTGACGAAGCTCCAGCTGAACTCAATGATGTTATGGCTAGATATACACAAGCTATTTCAAAATTTAACAAATAGTCTAATAGGGGAAACAAAAAATGTTTAACGCAGACAAAAACTTAATGGAAAAGTGGGCTCCGGTTCTTGAGCACGCAGATGTTCCATCAATTCAAGACGGTCATAAAGCAGCTACGGTTGCAAGACTGTTAGAGAACCAAGAAATTGCAGCTAGAGAAGAAGGTCTAGCAGCTCAAGGTAACATGATATCAGAAGCAGCGGGTAACGTTGTTGGTGCTGGTATGGGTGCTACTGCGGGTGCAATCAAAGGATTCGATCCAGTATTGATTTCTTTGGTAAGAAGAGCTATGCCTAACCTTATCGCTTATGATATCGCTGGTGTACAACCTATGTCAGGTCCTACTGGACTTATCTTCGCTATGAAGTCAACATTCACTAACCAAGCTGGTGGTGAGGCATTGTTTGATGAAGCTAATACAGCTTTCTCAGGTGGTGGTACTCAAGAAGCTGGACCTTCTGGTCTAGAAGCTGCTGTTGATAACGGTGACGGTTCTTTGGCAACTAACGAAACTGCTGGTGAGATTTTCTCAACAGTAGGTGCTGGTCTAACTACAGCTCAAGCTGAAGCATTAGGCGATGGTGGTGGTACTACTTTCGGTGAGATGGCTTTTAAAATCGATAAGTCAACTGTTACTGCTAAGTCAAGAGCTCTAAAAGCTGAGTACACAATGGAACTTGCACAAGATCTTAAAGCTGTACACGGTCTAGACGCTGAAGGTGAACTTGCTAACATCCTTTCTTCTGAAATCCTTGCGGAAATCAACAGAGAAGTTGTTAGAACTGTAAACCAAAAAGCTAAGCTAGGTGCTTTGCAATCTTCAGTAGCTGTTAAAGGTATCTTTAACTTGCACACTGATTCAGACGGCAGATGGTTAGCTGAAAAAGCTAAAGGTCTTATTGTTCAGATTGAAAGAGAAGCTAACGCAATTGCTAAAGAAACAAGAAGAGGAAAAGGTAACTATGTAATCTGTTCTTCTGACGTTGCTTCAGTACTTGCTGCTTCTGGTATGCTTGACTATAGCCCAGCATTGGCAACTAACCTAAACGTAGATGATACTGGTAATACTTTTGCTGGTGTTCTTAATGGTAAGTTCAAAGTATACGTTGATCCGTATGCTGGTGGTACTAACCAGGACTACGTTTGTGTAGGTTACAGAGGTACTACTCCATATGACGCAGGTGTATTCTACTGCCCATACGTTCCTTTAACAATGGTTAAAGCGATCGGTGAGGAAGACTTCCAGCCAAGAATCGGTTTCAAAACTAGATATGGTATGGTTGCTAACCCGTTTGTT